GAAAAAAGCAAATTTATACCAATCTCTGGTATAAGCTTGCATAACTCTTAAGTTTGTTTGTAAGATGGAATTTAAACCACTACTTACCGTGTTTATAGAATAGGAAAGCCTCTTAGAAGCATTAAAACCTACTCTTTTCACTATTGATCTACGGGGCGATAATAGTTGGTATGCTCATAAACATCCCCAACTGAAAATCGTCCGCTGCAGACCGGTGAAGAAGAACCCTAGCACTTCCCTCAGTTCCAAAAAAGGATAAATTGAGAGTTGCTTTGGTATCTGCCACATTGGTTCCAGGTGATGCCGATAAATTGTATAGGCATGACGTGACACTTGTAGCTGGTGTATCGCAATAATACGGTACATTTACAACAGCCGCTTGATCTTTCGCAAAAGTAAGCGACTGAGCATTGTTTAATGACAATGCTTGAGTAATTTCTGTAGTCGCAGTGGCAAACAACATAGAATTGCTGTCAATGTGATCTACTAATGAGGGCACAATGTACCCGGTGTAGCTGTCTAAAAGAGAGGCTGAAATATTCATACCTCCTCTGTAGACACCGTAACATAAGGCTACGGCTGAAATTGTATCTCTAATATTCCACACATACGCATTGATATTTTTATATCCGAAGGCGAATGGTTGAACATTAGTAGTTGAAGTAATAACTGCTGAAGGAAAAGATGGAATAATTCTGTAAGTACCGACAATGCACTTGAAAGACTCGAAGGTCTCACCAATGCAATCAGCGTTCTTAGTATAATCCAACTTGGTCAAGGAAGTAGTACCCAACTCAAACTTTAAATTCTCTGCAGTTAATTCAATTCCAGATTGTGGTACCGCAGGAGAAATTTTGACGTTACTAGGTTGGGCGACCTGGAAATCAGGAGCACCTCTAACCATGACATTGATATCCATAACTCCACTAACGTCTGCGGGGGAAATCAACCCATCAATTACCATAACATAGAGAGTTCCAATAGAATTCTCCGATAAGGTCCACGTATCTACGGAAATATAGGGAATAGTTACTTCAATAATATTATGATCGGTGATATCAACTATATTTTTGGAGGTGTATTCCATATCGATTAAAGTAGGAGTAGAGATAGTGTATTTAGTGCTAGGCTGATAAATGAAAGCTAATCTTCCAGCATGGAAAGGTGACTTGAATAATTCAAAAGTAAAGACCAAACCTCCAGACCAACGCTTTGAAATTAAGGATAAGTATTTAACAGGAGTGCAATTAACCGTGGCACTCGTGATACCATCCACAAAATAATTACTAGGTCCAATTCTAATCTCTTTTAAAATGGTACTTTCACCATCAGCAGCGGAAAAAGTGAAAGTATCGAAATAAGAATCGATTTGTTTAATGTAATCGAAAGACATTTGATCAAAATCTGAGCCTCCAAAGCCCTCAGCGATATTAACACTTGAAGCTATATTGAGACCAAGAGATTGAGCAATATCTCCTCCATCAGAAGCACACCCGTAAGGCAGCCAGCTATTAATATATCTCGACGCTTTACTAATGATTTTAGGATTTGAATAACCCCAAATATAAGCAGCCCTTGAAGCAGCATCTAACATCCATGACACCGGAGTGGAAATGGACGATAAGATAGGAATACTAGCTAACGCGTTAGTAACAGATGCTCCTAATTTGAGAGTGCTAGAGATAGGTCTGTCCGAAAACATTTCTGCTGAAAACACGTCTTTCTTAGTACCTCCTTGCTTTTTGATACCTGACTGCGGAATGACAGCTCCATACATCTCAACATCTTCGAAAGATTGGTAGAGAGTGAAAGGAACATTATTAGTGCCAGTAACAAATCTCAAGGGAGCATAGACTACAATGGCCCATGACCCCGGATTACCATCAGGAGAAGGTGTATTAGTATGACAGTATCTATCTGCTGCGAAGGGAATTCTAAGAGAGATGGATGAATCATACGCAAAACTTGCTTTGACATTCATCGTCTGAGTAAATTGCGTTAGAGAGGTAAAGTTTATGGAGTATCTTAGAGTTTCTATAGAACCTATAGTGCCTCCAGAAGGAGTCCAACATAACATCACGCTTCCTGTTTGGAATCGTGTCGCATTTAACTTCAAAGTTAAAACGGTGGTATAGCGCAAGGCATACGTTCCTTCCAACTTCTTTTTATAAATAGGATCTTGTAATGCTGTATGTAAAAACTCTCTTTGGAATAATCCTACCGGAGTAGAAGAGAGAAATTGTCCATCAGCTACAATTTTGGGTCGTGCTAAGAAACTACGAATAGTTTTCTCTGAATTTTCATTGAAAGGTTTGAAAGACCTGGGAACACGCGGAGCTGCCGGCATGACAGTCATGGATTCTTTGGAATCCTCAAAAGTAGTAGTCTCTTCGACTACATTAATCTCATCCTGTTTAGAGATACCAGATTGTGGCACTACAGGGAATAAGTTATAATAATTTAATAAATTAGTCTTGTTTCGCGGGTGCAGGATGCTGTCCAAGAGGAAACAGTCATCTAGATCATTTGATTTCGTAATATTTAGTTGATTCATAATTTGCTTAATTTTAAAAGATGTCTTTCCATCAGCCATGAGCCTCTTTAAAGATGTAGGTTCAAGTTATCTGGGTGTAAATAAGGTATATAATAAACTACAAATAGTAGTCCAAGTGAGCAACCCTAGCTCTCAAATTTCTATAGTTAGTCATTCTTGGAGTATAGTCCAAGTATTCCTGACTAATTCTAACAATATATTCACAGTGTTGTTTAAAAACTTCTTCTTCATGCAAAGATAATTCACGTAGAGCTCCGTCCACGTTACTCTGAGTAATATCCTTAGCTAACAATCCTTTCTTAGTCCAACGAATTGAATTTAATACACTTTCTAATGAAAGAGGTGCTATATACAACATAGTTTCTGAGTTTAAGGTAAATCTACGCTTGAGAAACGAAATGTCCTTAAGATATCTTAAAGGCGTTTCGAATTCTCCTTTAATATCACTAGTATATTTCAAATCCAACTCTTTCATATATTGCTGAATAATTTCTTCATTAAAAATATGTTGAACTTCTTCAGATACAGCACTAGTATTGTCATCTCCGTATACTATAGAATATACGTATGTCATAAATTCTCCCAAGCTAGATACATTATTTCCATTTGCCCTGTACCAGCAATAGCGCAAGGCGAATAGATTATATATAGAATTTACATACACTGTGAGAGGATGACCGGAAGGTAAAGAATTTTGCCATTCATACACAGTTTTGCCGCGTATGTGTTTAGATTGAGTTAATTCGAGCATTAACATCTCTCTAATTTTCTGGTTCTCTTCTGAGTCGGCATACCATTCATTAATGAATTTAACCATAGCCCAATACACTTCTCTTTTTCCTGAAGTGTCAAATCCAGAGAAATCTCCTGCAGAGAAAGACTTAGTATTAACAGGTGCGACTCGCAAGAAATTTATAACTATATGGTGCCAATCAGTACTATACGGATTGACTCCAACTCCTATACTATTCTTGACTTTATTTTCTATCAACCAGTTGAGAAAAGCTCCAAAATATATTCTTACCAAGATGAGATGTTTTAAATCTACACCTGAAAAGAGGCGAGTGGACAAGGATTTAATCTTCTCTACAGGCCTAGTTTCATCCTTGAGGTTATCAGTGAAAATAAACTCACATCTGATACCATTGGACATAGAATTTATATCCTCAAGAATCTCTGATTTTAGAATTTCCCCATGTTCTGTAATACAAAAATCTTCTCCTACTCCAAACCACTTAGCTTTTGAAGTTGGATATCCTTTGGCCTCAAGCACATAAGGATAACCAGGACTAGTATGTCTACTAATAGGAGCAATATTAGAACCTTGAATACCAAACACAGCATCTTCAAAAGATAATATGTTCTTAAACGTGGGAACGTCAGAGGCGTGATTTAGATCATCAAATACCGAAGCCATAATAGAATCTATCAAATCTTCTGATATATCTATAGGAATAGAATCGTATTTAAAGATTGCTTTATTAAATGCTTCTCTACTCAATACCGCAGGGTACTGTGGATGACAATCTATATAAGGATACAAAATACTCCTGCGTATAGAAGTATTACTGCCTATATATATGCCTTTCTCCTTAACACCTAGAAAAGTCATGCTCGGTGGTAAGGGAAAGTCTGGCGATCCATTATATTGAGGTACCACATCGGATATTAATGATAGATTACTAAAAACCTCGTCAAAATCTTCTTTAAAGAATATTGAAGAAAAGCCTTGTCCGTTGAGTTGTCTTCCTGCAACGTGCATTCCAAATATCTTTGCTTGACAATTCGGATTGGAAATAGTGAATACTGCTCCACAGTCTCCACCGGTGGTGGCACACGAGTATGTAAAAGATCTAGCTATATTAAAATCTCCAAAAGTGTGATCCACCACATGCAAATCACCATGTTTAGCTGCATCTCCAGAGTAGTAGGAGAAGAGCCCACCTGTAGTACACCGTAGGACAAATGGAATTTTGCGAGGTAATTTCTCCACATCTTTCTTGGTAGAAATAAGATGAGAAATATCTTTATTAATAGGAAACTTCTTATTCGTAATATTAACACAGATGTTATCAGTGGCTTGCATAGAAGCGTTGTAACAGCAATTATCAATCAAATCTTTAATCTGTAAAAAGCAGTTATTAACAAAATACATTCCATTAAACTTCTTAAGCGTGACTGTTGATAAGCGAGTGGTAGGATCTACATCATCTGTTACAATAACGTTCAAATGTTTTATAAAATGATACGGCATAACAACTAAAGTGCCTTTTATAGCTAAGATATTGCCTATCTTAACAGAGGGTGAGTCATTAGTTTTATTGTACCATATGGAATACAAATTACTCTTTAGGATACTTGCTAAAAGGGCTTCACCATTAGGGTCAGCTATTAGTGTCATTTGGGGACGCACAACTTCAGCGGAATTATGTTTAACTCTAGGTTTTTGTCGAACCTGAGAATAATCTCGTTGAGCTTCAACGTCATCCATTTCTCCTTCCTTATTAAAATACTTACTTCCGGCCTTGTATGCCATAACAGCAAGGGGCAAAGCCGCAGATAAGGAAATCATCCAAGGTAAAATACTCTTTAAGGTTTCATATATGCTTCTTTGTAAGTTTGTAAGGCACGAGAATCTCTCTTCAAGAAATTGCTTAAAACCCCCAGTTGGTAAGGGGCCACTATAAATATAAGGCTCATTAGTGGGCAACACGTAATCTCTTACAAATGAAGACGTAAAATATTTCTTAGTACTTTGCTCCAACAAATCAATACCTCCATGAGACAATAAATCCAAAACAAATTTCAAATCATTACCAAACCCATTATGTACTTTCCTAAATAAAGCATAATTCT